ATACACTTAACAGGAAAGTCCCCTCTTTCAGACCAAGTCTTAGCGTCAAAGTGATACACAAGTCCTATTGAGTTAAACGTCTTACCATCTCCACTGAAATAATAATGTACCTCTCTGTCTTTACCTGAGTACGCTGCGACTGCTTGTGGAAACTTATCTACGTTTGCTCTATCAAAATAATCTTCAAGTCCGGGTGAGATTTTATTAAGTATTAAGTCAGCACCACCATCAAGACCACCTGTGATAAGATACACACCGTCCTTTGATAGAAATGATACACCACGATTTGGTATGTTAACAATTGCGGATGGTGAAGTTGTACCTATACCCTGAATAAAAGGAGTAAGAGTAAAACCATTTAACGCATCACCACGTATCAAGTCTATCGCTGTTTCTCTAAATACCAATAGCGCATTGTAATAAGGGATTAATCCTGTAATGTCACCACCCTCTCTTGTACCTACCTCAAAGTAAGCGTCAGCACTGAAAGTATCTGGTTGTCTTGGATTAGAATAATACAGTCGTTGCGCATCCATGTATCCACCATCTACGAATACACAGTCCTTAAAAGCGGCTGAAAACTTAGCAGCCGGAGAAGGCATCACAATCGACTCTGAGGGACTTGGTGCTTCAGACCCTAGTTGACTATCGTCGAAGAAGTCTGTATACACTAGAGACGCGTTCTCGTTAATCTGACGCACAAAGAAATACACACTTCCATCATTCTTAGTTCTGTATAGTCTACGAGCAACGGTACCGTTAGGTCCAGTAGGTATGTCTACAATAATTCCTGTCTTTGGAACACCACTAGTACTACCTCTTGTGACTGACTTTGCTTTATACGAGACTTCATTACTCGCACTACTTAGAGGACTTTCACTTCCCGCTTCATTAACAAAACTTACTTTGTATGAATAACGACTTACTTCATCCGCTGTAGAACTAGTCACACCTTGCCAAGTTTGGTCTGTTGCTCTCCAGATTTGGTCATTGATAAGATTTGATTGAGCGTCCAAGAAAGTACGTGGAACATCATCAGGGTCTCCAATACCTCTTGCTGTAGGAGTACCCGGAATTGCTCTCCATCCTAAATCATAAATACGGTCTGCTCCACCACGAGACGCCCTGTATTTAATTGGTCCATCAAGACCATTAGAAATAATAAGATAACGTCCGTACGGTGAATAGGAAGTAGGTGGGTCGGTCTGAGTAGGTATGTATCTGCCTGTTAATAGAGTATCAAAACTTTCAGTTGAACCATTAACTTCGAATAATGTACCGTTTGATTCAAACAGAATACTTTGCTTTGCCCCGTTATGTTGAGACCAACAGTATACTGAGTCAACCGCTCTTTGGTTAATACCACCAAAATCCCCTAAGTTATTACGATTAGAGAAAAACTTTTCGTATCCAAGTTCATTACCCCACGCTTGTGTCTTCGCATCATACTTCCAGTTAGTAAGTCTATTTGCGGAGTTTTCTGGTGCTGGGATACCAATGTATAAACCTGACTGAGCAATAACATCGTATCTTTTAACGTTCTTCATCGTGTTCTACCCACTTAAAATGCGTCAACTCTATTTGTCCTGTCTTCGTATCTCCTTCCACCGCAATGAAAAGTACATCACCATCACAAGGAAAAGAATGCTGAAATACAATTTTATTACCTTTATCTGTTTGAGTGTCACTACATCTTGCTCTTACTTCAGGCGTTATCTTATCTAGTTCTTCGTTGACTTGTGTTAAGTTTGCGTGAAACCTTTTGAGATTATCTGACCAGTTTTCTTTATTTAATTCTTTCATCGTCTTCTCCTAGAATTATTTTATTGTCCGTCTGCTCCAAGAGTTTTTGTCATTGTTCTAAATGGTTTAACTCTTAATGGACCAACACGGAACGAGTCTTTAATGTATAGCGCTGAGCGTTGTGTTAAATACCTTTCCTCTATCTTCTGCAATTCTTTTTCTGCCTTCTTACCATAATACACTGATTGCGCGTCTTGGTTATGTTTAAACAACATTTCTTCTAACGCACGATACACAATGTATCTATGACAGTCGATAGGACATTCAGGTTGGTCGACATCGTCCATCAACTCAATAGGGAATGAAATGTATCGTACAGTAATTGGAGTTTGTACAGTAGGTCGTGGGTGTAATCTAATACGCATGCGTGAAATGATTGGTTGTTTAAACCTAGGTATCATACGTAATCTATCAGATGAGTTTATTTGTATCAACGCTTGAGGCCAGTCTGTTTGAGTATCATCATCTTCAATACGGAAATAAGCGGCTGTATCATCACTGTTTAAGTTTTCGTATTCAATAGCACCTAAGTCTCTGTAGTATACTTCTTCATGAGTACCAGCGACTCCGTCTGTTTCTTTAAGTCTTACAAAGAAACGTTTGCGTAAACCTTTGAAACCAAACTGAGTTGTGTCTAATGTATTGAATCTAGGTACCGTACCCGCTTCTGTAAGTTCTAATTCAAATGGGTCTGATAATTCACCGTGTATGTTGTGAAACTCATACGCCATCTTAAACTCATAAGTACCAACTGGCCAGCCACCAGAACCACCACCTGATACTGTATCAACCGTAAAATCTTTCTTTGCTCTGGGTACAAAATGAGTCAAGTCTTGAAAACCATTTGGTTGTTGGTCAAATACAATAAACTCTGTTGGAGTACCTGTAATGTCGTATCTAAGGTTAAACTGTTCGTCTTTAGAACGAGTAAGATTATAAATGTGTCCTAAACTATTTCCTTGTCCACTACCACTTTCAGCGGTGTTTCTAATACCTACAGATAATACTTGCGCACAATCCTGTGGTAAAGGTAGGTATCTTTGAAATGCGGTACCTGTCACTGTTTGCGCAACACCCGCACTACCATACCAATTTACTTTTTCAAAGTTGTTTGAAACTTTAGATACATACGCATTTCCGGGTGTCGCACCTAAATCAATTTTGTCGATAATGTAGATTCCATTATTTTTCTCATTATCTGCCCCGGTAATCTCTAAATAATTTCCCTCATGATTACCGTTAATCTGACCCATACGAAAGGTCTCACCTATCTCTCCATCGCCGGTTGTAATACCACCTATCTCGTTTGTAGGATACCCTTGTGAAATAGCACGAGGTGTAATCGTAATGTCGTTCTGAGAAGAGTCAGGGTTTGTATACGTGTTTAATGTTTTTTGTGCCCACGTCCAAGGCTGTAGCATGTAAAAATCAAGATAACATTCGTTAATAATTCTGTTCATCTCATCTCTATACGCTTCTACTTCAGGGTTATAGTCCAGTATCGAACCAATCATGTCCCTCATTTGTACAAGATTCATGTGTCTTCTCCATGCTTTAAGATAAAAAAGGACCCACCCGTTTGACCGAGCGGGTCCCCGTAATTCATACAACGAAACGATAAATTAGAATTGCTTCAGTACAATGATTGTAGCGAGAGCAGGACCTGTTCCAGAACCTACATCGTCAACAGCAACAGCGTGTGGACATGCGTCAGTTCCAGCAGTGTACTTGTAAAACTCACCAGCAACGTCACCTTGACACAAGTAATCTCCAGCAGAGATAGCAGCGTTTCCAGCGTTGTTAGTTCCTTTTACTAGTCCTTCACAGATTCCTGAGATTACAACATTGACGTAATCACCACTTGAAGCGTCGCTAAGAGCAACACCAATAGCGGCTTTATCTGCTGCAGATTCTACAACTTTCATTACGACTTCACCGCTTCCACCGTCAACCACGTCAAACATGACGGGAGCGCCTTCAGCAATAGTTCCATCAGCAAGAAATCTTTCAACTTGTCTACGGTTAGAGACGATACTTGAATCTTGACCCAAGTCTTCAGACGAAGCAACTTCGTCCGCGCCAAATAGTTTTTGAATTAGTGTATTAGTAGCCATGATTAAATCCCCCTATTAACTAGCTTCTGCGTTTGTAAGTAAACCTTGAGAAGCAAGGTGTGTGAAATAAACCTGCATACGTGTATAGATGTTAGCAGAACGAGAAGCGTATCCTGATACGTTCTCAAAGTCTTCCATCTCAAATTGAGCAGCAGAGTCAAAAGCGAGTTTCATGTACTTTGTGTTCAAGAAGTATGCTGAAATAGTAGCAAGTCCATTTGGAGTAGCAGCAGGGTTTTGTACGTCACTTCCTAGGAAAGGAGTAGCGACAACCATTGCTCCGTTAAAAGCAAGAGCAAGACGGCCACCGTCTAGTACTTTTTCATCAATGTATCGTTCTTGCGCAAACAAAAGTCCTTTGTATGCTTTATAGAACTGAGGTGAACACAAGATGAGGTCTGGAGCAGAACCATCTGGAGTATTCAATTGACAGTCAATGTACAAGTCAGTCATGTCATCGATAGTCAAAGTACCACCTGAAGTTGCGTACTGGTTGTTTAAACGAGGGAACGATGCTTTTGAAAGTCCGCCAACGTCTGTACCTGCGGTTTGAGAACCAAAGGCATCGTTGTCAAAGAAACCAGAAGCAGAGTTTCCACCCGAGTTTGTACCTTGTGACAAACCATTAAATGTGTTCAATCTAGAAAGAACTGATGAAGAGTTAGCAACAATTTGTTTTTCAACTTCTCGTTTCAGCGCACCCATTACAGATTTCATACGCGCTTCAGCGATGTCGATAATTGCTCGCTCACCTTTGTTTGAAAGTTCTTCAGACTTAGTGATTACGATAGGAGCGACAAAGTCACACCAGTTGAAAGAGGCAACTCGTAAAGAGTCTTTGACTGCAAGGTTTACGGGTTCGTACCCAGAGTCAAGTTGAGTGATTGAAGAATGTTCTTCAAGGATAAGCGGTACATCCAATTTTTGTCCGCCATCATAAGTTTCTACCCCACCACGTTCGCGCATTTTGTCAAGAAGAGGAGTTGCTTGATACAACTGGTCGACTTCTTCGTCCAACAGAATACGGAGAGTTGATGAGAGTACATCATTAGAAATAGCCATTTTATTCTCCGACTAAGGTTTGTTAAGTTTACCACTATGAGGAGTGGATGATTGTTGTTTACATCTGAGTGGATTGTCCAGTATAGTATGGGTCCCAGTCAGCTTATCCTTTCCAGATGCGCGAAAAGGGGCTCTATACTATACCAGACTTTTTTCCATTTATTTATTATTTTTTAACCAAGCGTAAATCTCATGTCCCTTCTTCAAATGTTTAGGTACCTGAGACACTGAACGTGTACCACCATGAGATAGTTTAAGTCCTACTTCTCTCATACGGTTCTGACGTTCTTCTAGTTCTTTTTTGAGTTTAGCATTTTCATCGACTGAGGATTTACCTTTCACAATAAAGTAAGCGTCTTCAAGAGAAATGTTTTGGTTTTCTTTTAACAACTTTGCCCATGTAGTTAATATTTCTACGTATGCTTCACCGAAAGGAAATATACCTCTAAGATTGTAGGTTATCTTACTACGTTTACTTAGATCGTAAAGTAAGTCTTGTAACTCTGACAATGCAATAGATTTTGCAAAATTGTCAATATATTCTGCGTCTATAAAACCATCATCAAAACCTGCAAGAGTTCCTAAATATTCTATTTCTCTACCTTCTTCTGCTGTGTAATTATCTAAATCACGAATAAGATCATCTTTTTGTTTTGTTAATGCTTGTATTTCATCTTCGTCTATAGCATTAGCAATTTTGTCATCTATATCGTCTATTTCTGCTTGACCTTTTTTTCTAACTTTTTGTAAGTCATTTGTCATCTTTTGTATTTCATCTGTGTTGTCTACAAACTTAGTTCCTAGTTTTGCGTCTGCTTCGTTTAACTCTTTTACTCTACGTTCAAACATATCTAAATTTATTTCTGTATCTGCTTTACGTAGTTTTTGTGCAGGTAAACCTATATCAGCTTTTATACTGCTTAATAAATTTTCGTTAGGTATATTAGATTTTCTTGCACCAGACACTTTTATTGTTTTACCACCTGCTCTATAATTTTTACCTTCTAATAAAACTGTACGCATAGCAGGTGTCATACGT